GTTTGAAATATTCTTAATGCAGCCCAGAAAGAACTCTTATTCTGTAGGTTGGTATTTTGGTTTTGAGCTATCTGAGGTTCAAATAGTTCTTCCACTACACCAATTCCTAGCCAACGACCAGGTGTTTTGTCTGCGTGGAACTCCCAATAAGGTAATCTCTCGGTCCATTCGTCTGAGCCAAGCTCTACTCCTGGATGATTTGAGATTAAATCTCCCATTTGGTTATACTCGTCTACGCCAACGTCAGCCCAGAAAGTTCTACGATAGGTGTGTTCACCCGTATTCTCGTCTTTAACGTCACCATAGCGCTCGTATAGCCTTATATGGGACGTGTCGTCCATATCATAGTACAAACTTATGACCTCATCTATGTCTGACTGTTTCCAGTTCATTCCTTTAGCAGCTTCTCTAAAATCTGTTGGTGTATATTTGTGGATTTCTGTTACGTAATTAGCCAACTGAAGATTATCAGCAGTCTGCTCCACAATAAAGTTGCGAAGGTCTACAAATTCTGGGGTACCATCAACAACTTTTAGAACTACAGTACCGTATACTGGTAATTCTTTAAAAAGCCTATTAAGAGTTTTACCAAACTGTTTATCTCGCATCCAATACTTTAGGTCTCTTTCCATAAACCAAGTTTTGCTACCATCTTGGCCACCAGCTGTAAGTAATCTGATGTTTTTTGTATCAAAGTCAATAGCCTTTGAAAATACTTTACAAGGATTTCTGTTTATGTTGTAGAAATACTTCTTTTCACCTTCATCGTCTATTGCTCCACTAATATATTGTGAGTTATGGTAGAAATAGATTTGATTTATGGTGTCATATTGATTGAATGACAAACCAGGCACGATGTGAATCTGCTTGGATTGGAAATCCTGTATCTCTTGGTTAATTTGTTTTAACATTTTGGGTCAGTTTAACTGACTATTTCTAAGATTTGGTCAGCAAATTTATCAAGATTACCTGTAATCATAGGGTCTCTGTCAAATAGTCTAGGAGTTTTTGCCTTTAATAAGGTTAATAGCTCTTCTTTTTTATTAGTACGTTTGATTGTTTTCTTTTCTTTTGTTTTAAACATAGTTTTAATTATATTGAAATTTTCTTATTCTAGTGGGTGTTGCCTGCGCAGCCTGGATTTCAATAATCCTGTCTGGGTTAAACTCCCAATAGGCCAACATAGTAGATATAACGTCATCATCGTGGAATCCTTTCGCTGCCCCAGCTCCCTGCTGGACTGCTCCATCGTTCCAAGTGAAGACTTTCATCTCCTCGGTGGTCTTTTTATCGTAGATTTTTATTTGTTTGTTACGTAGCAACCCTTGAAAATGCTGGATTAGTTGCTGTTTAGATTCATAACTCATTTTGAATCCAAGTTTTTCTGTCTCTTTGTCGTATTTATAGTCTAGTTGTTTTCTTCGGTATACTTTTAGGTCTCTGATTTCCCTAATGAGGGCAGCTCCTGCTGCATTAGCTTCAGGGATTATCAGAGGTTTGTTGTATCTATAGTAAAGTAACTTGATTTTATCAGCTAAAGCAGTAATTGTTACCTTTCCGTTGAATTTAGCTACCTTTTTTCCTGTAGTGGAGATAACTGTGATGGAACCTGGGTCTACTACACCCTCAGAAGGGTCTACTCCCATACGATATTCCTCTCCTACTACACATTGTTCGTATATTTCGCATCCTTCTACCATCTCAACTGGTAGTTTCCGCATAGTTTCTAAATAATTTACGTGTTCTTTTGCAAATACTGTACCATTCATCATCAAATCTGTAGTCCATTCTCCTTTAACAAACCTTCTAATGTAATCTTCTCCCTTAGCTTCTTGGTCTTCTATATAATCATCTGGTAGATTCTCCCTATTATCGTACATTGAACTCTCATATAAGATGTAATTGGGTTTAGGGTTAGCCACGAAGTGTTCATAAGCCCAGAAATTAGCTGGATTACAGGTCATATTACCCTGTCTGAATGGTATGTCGGCTTTACCGCCTACTTTCTTACGTCTTAAACGGGCATTTAAGGCATTAAATACGCTATATTCTACTTCTTCTAGCTGGTCAATGAAGAAAGCTCCCAAATTTAAGGACTTTACCTTCTGTTCTGCCTTCTTAATATCAGCCGCACCACCCGATTGCATAGCATCTAAGCCAAATAAGATAATCTGGCTACCGTTCTTGAAGTTAATAACGCCATCCTTTACACGATACTCATACCAACTCTCTGGCATAAGCTCAAATAAATCAGGTAGAATAGCTCTTTCAATATCTGAAATGGTTTTTCTTCCCAACAGAATACGATTCCCAGGGAAACATCTGGCAAAAAGAACCAACTTTATATACAGCGCTAGGGACTTACCTGAACCAAAACCACCTGCGTTTAGGCAATAACGGTTAGTGAAGTCTGAAATGAACAGCGCTTGTTTATGGTTGAGTTTATATTTCTTCCCTTTAAGGGTAATTTCATCCAGTTGATACCCTTCTAGAATCTGCAACCCTAGTTTTTCGTAAGTATCTTGGTACATATCTTATCCTCTTAGTTTATATATAAATACTTAATCAACGGGGTTTTCGCCTCTCACCCTCAACGATGACCTATGCGAATAACTAGCCTTTTCGTAGCTCGTAGTGCCATTCCTACACGGATTAAGTATTATATCCGACTTATGTGTCTCTAACCCTCAGATTAGTTTCCACTGCGTAGTTTATATTTACAACTTTCCCAGAGTGCGTCTATTAGTTCTTTCTTTTTAAACCTCATCTCATCTAAATCTTTTAATGCTAACCACCAACTTTTTAATACCTTAATTGGCTTCTTACTTAATAAATTTGGGTTAATCACTCTGCTAATTTCCTCTAAGTCATCCCCTAGAAATTCTATTAAGATTCCAATATTAACAAATTCCCAATAAACTATATCTCCATAATCACCCCACTTCATAGCAATTGTAAACTTTTCTACCTCTTTTTTATTCAACTCATCCCATTGTTTTTTTGTTATACTTTGACGCATACTCTTTTAGAATAATGACCAATCGGATATTTCCTCCCCTTTAGTGGAGATTGTTTTCCTTTGTGATGTAATATAGTGTGGTCTTTAGCACTTATTACTTCCAAGTTATTTAAGTTATTATTTAATGGGTCTTCGTCTTTATGATGAACATACTCACATCTCTTTAGTTTTCTACCTATATATTGCTCCATTAAGTGTCTGTGTTCTCTTATTGGCTTACTATTAACCCAAATCACTCTATAACCGAAAATATCTATATGTCCACCTTTATACTTTGGATGATTCTCTCCTCGTGGCACTGAATCCTTTCTACTTCTAATAATATCTTTACAAGCACGATATACAGTAGAATAACTAACACCAACCATTAAAGCTACTTCTCTAGTAGATAACCCAGATTTATATAGTTTTCTTATTAGTTGTTTCATATTACTCTAGTGTTACAGTTTTCTTAGCTTTCTTTACTTCCTTTAGTTCATATATAGCTATTTCACCACTTTCTACTTCGTTTATGTCAGTAGAAGCATTAATCCATTTATAGTTTCCAAGGTTTTCTTCTTGGACGTAAATTGTTTTTTTAAATTCCATATTATTGATAAGTTAATATTATTTTATACGTATCTAATTACACACGGTTAGATTCTAGGTTTTATTTGTTATGTGGTCCTTTACCGTCTTGTTTCTTTTCTCCTAGGGGTTTATCTTCTTTTTCCTTTAGGGTGTCTAATGCTTGAACCATTCCATTAATTTCTGCTACTTGAAATGTAGCTGTTCTTGTTAAAAGCATTTGTTTAATTGCTTCTATTGTTTTGTTGTCCATAGAGATTATTGTTAATATTATTTTATAGAGATATTAGTTCTTCGGCTCTGAACTAGTATGGCCGCAGAAGTGGCGTAGCTTTCACACACTTACTAATATCCCTGTAAAATAACACATAAGTCATATATTGGAGTGTGTGGAGAGGTTACATATACACATCCCTTACAAATCTGACTAGACTTTACCCCCCCCTATACATTATATAGCCAGTTTAAGCCTATACTTAGTCA